AGCCGATGAAGAACCTGAGGGTTAGCTCAAGTGGTGAAATAGGTGGCGTCGGATATACAGTCCGTCGTGAAGTGAGTGAGTATGCGGGTTGGGAAGCACGCGGTAACAAATGGGTGGCGAGGTGATAGTGGGTATGCGGTTGAGGGCGCGGCGCGGCGACCCCTCTAGGGGGGATTTGGAACACACACATATAGCAAAACCCCTTCACATTTTTGTGCCAAAACAAAGGAGGCCACCCCCTAACCACAAGGAGTGACCTCACATACACATAACAAACAAATACAAAGTATATACTGAGGTCATCAGAACGCATGTCAACAAAGAACAGGTCAATATTATAGTCTTGACAGGTCTCTGACCACAATTACAATTCACCGCATGGTGATACAAAAGGTTTACCCTTAGTTAACTCTAAGTATACCTTTATTTGTTATGATATAGTAATCATAGAGATAATCTAATAAGAAATAAGTACTGAGATTACTCTAAGTTAACTCTTAGTATACTCAGAGCCCCCCATATTAGTCCTTAATCTGGTTCTTCTTCATCATCTTCTTCCCAAATCCAAGCTACATTTTCATCATCTATACCTGCATTTAGGAATGATTTATGGTAGTTGTTCGCACAATCTAGCAAACCATGAGCGGCATAGGGGTCACTAAAAGTTACCTCATAGGAAGTAGGTGTTTCATAGTCTTGAGCAATGATAACATAGTTCTTGAAGTGTTCTCCTAGGATTGCTCTGGCGGCTTCCAAGGGTTTTAATGGGGAGTTATGATTTATATCCATTGTAACGAGCTTTTTGACCCCTTAGAACGCTTGTAATAGGCATCTGCGAAGTCTTGTAGTTCTTTGTTGAGAAGTTCTTCTTTTCTGTCCTTGATTTTGGTGTCCATATCCTGAGCCATTTGTTCTACCCAGTAGTTTACACCGATACTTAGAGCATCAAGGCGGTCATCGTGTGTTATAGCACCTCTGTCCTTAGTAATACGGGACATTTGGTACATTAGTTGGTAGCGCAGTTGTAGCTCTGGTGGGTAGCCCTGCGCTGTTTCAAAGTCTTTTCGGATAACACTAGGGCTAATAATTAGCCTGTGTTGGTTCATTATGGGCTCTAGGGTGTCAATTATGCGTTTTTCTTTCTGTATATTGTGTCTGACCTCCTCAATAGAGCAAGCGTGTATCTTAGTAAGAACAGGCTTAAATATTTCGTTAAACATGCCGTCACCGAAGTTAGATTCTACTATGACGTAGTTAACAGAGTGGTTCTTAGCAATCATTGCGAGGGTTTTGAGGGTTTCATCGCTGTATCCTCCCATCAGCCCTCCAGCATCAGGCACAAACAACATACCGTTAAGCATCTTGACCACTGCGTAGCCTGTTTCGTCTTTACCTCGACCACTAGGGTCAATAGCTAACACTGAGCCAGTAAAAGGTATGTGGTCACCTATGGTTTGAAGGGGTCTGTGGTATCTGTCGCCACTGAATCCTACGTTAGGAACACTGCCGTCCCACACTAGGTCAGGCGATTGAGCCCACACAAGCTTCTCTGGGGCTACCTCGTTATCAATATCCATTACAAGTAGCTCGTTGAGCTTCAATGGGTGTCTATCGGTATCACTGAGGCGTGTATCCAGCATGAACTGCATAGCAAACCCTGAGCGACCGTAGGACATTTCTCGCTCTAACAGGTCAATATCTGAGAACCGTGTAGGTTCTGTAGCCTTGCCTTCTTTCTCAGCGTCCACGCAGATAGCCTTAACAGCCTCGTTATAGCTCTTGGCGTTCTTCTCAGGGGTAATATACTTAGCGGGCCATATGCGAGCCATATATCCCCGTTCTTGTAGCTTTGTGTAGATGCTATCTTCAGTCTGAGGTGTTCCTAGAAATATAATCTTAGCTTCATCCTCTGGCTTTATAATGGCGTCAAACTCCTTGACTTGCTCGCTGAGCTTTTCTCGCATGGACTGGGTAGCGCTGTTGTTCGCTACCTCAATGTCATCTGCTACAATAATGTCTGCACGGGAACCTGTAAGCTGTGACGTTATACCCAGCGATTTAACACTAGGTGCGTGAGACGCGGGCGCAGGGCCGACGTCGAAGCTAATCTTACTAAACCGCTGTTTATCTGTAGGCTTTAGGTGAGCCAGAAAGGGTATTTCGTGTATAAGACGCAGGGTAAACGTAGAGAAGTCATCAGAGCGCGTTTTGGACGCAGAGACAACCAAAAAATTCAAAGAGGGGTTCAGGAATAACTGATGGACTACATAGGCAGAGCATATCCAAGACTTGCCGACACCACGAAACGCTTCAATAATAAGCCGCTTCTCGTCGCATTGCATGAAGTCAGCTATGTTATACTGAATAGGCGTTGGTTCTGGAAGGTTCAGGTGCTTCCAGACAAGGAACAAGAAGTTCCTAAAGTCTTTGAGTTCTTCCATTATTTATTACGGGCTCGGTTCTTTGACTTGCTTTGTATCCGCAAGTTACTGCGACTGTTATTGTGTGGGTTACGGTCGCGGTGGTCAACGTCTTTTCCCTGCACCGCTGATTTACCGTGTGTCTTCACAGCTAGGCGTCTTGCCTTGTTTCTTGAGGAACGACGGGCTCTTTGTGTGGCTGACCCGTGGTAGTCCTTATACTCCTTTTTATAGTTTCTCATTTGCGGCAAGTTTTACGTGTTCAGAGACATCTCGAAAGGGCAACATCTCCACGAGGTTACCTAGAGGATTATCGTTGGTAACCTGTGCGTGTACCCCGTTGTCTTTAAGTAACTGACGGGCGGCATTAAGGTCACTTGGGGTTGCCGCACCTGATTGAATACGCTCAATAAACTCATTAATAAGCATATCCTGAAGGACATTAAGTTTTTCTGTTTTTTCACTCATTTATCGTTTCTCTTGTTATGAAAATCAAAGAGTATCTTTACTTTATCGCTTAGACTTTCTAGGTTGTAGTGCATACGAGCTAGCACGATGATAAGGGTTATTAGACCAAGTATTACAGGCCAAAGTGCGCTAATTAACTCAAGAGTCATCTCCCTTTATTTCTTTGTAAATTTTAATGCCTAGGTAAACGAGAGTCATAACACCCACAGCTATTCCTACTGCTAGGTTTAAGTCTCCTAGGGTGATTGTCCCAAGGAGTCCTGTGATGCCTACGGCTGATGGAATATGTGGGGAGTTCATAAGTATTATGCTTCTAAGGCGGCTACTTTGGTTTCTAGGACTTCAATCTTAGTTATTGCTTCTTGAAGTGCGGCTGTGAGCAGTGGCACTAGCTTAGATTGGTCAATGCCTTGCATGACTGCATTACCATCATCATCAACCTCGTCTTTTGCGCCTGTTACGGCTTCTGGCACTACTGCCTGTGCTTCGTGTGCAAGAAAGCCATCAACTGTTGTGTCTGCGTCTGCAATAAAGTTAAAGCTCTTGGGTGCTAGTTGTTTAACTCTTGTAATACCATCTGTGACATCTGTAACGTTTTCTTTTAGGCGATAATCAGATGAAGTTAAATAAGAAGTAGCAGAACCATCAGAAGTTACAGAACCTACTACTCCGTTTCCGTTATAGAAAACTAAATGACCAAATCCACCTGTTCCAGCTCCCCTACTCATATATATACGACCTTCAGGCTCAACCGACACACCAGTTTGACTACTGCCCCTAATTTTGGCACTGTCACCAACAAGTATGTTACCTGTTGCAGTTAGGTCTGCGCCTTGGATGTTGCCTGTTAAAGTTAAATCTTCGCCTTCCAGCATCCGAGTATTCGATTTTGTAATTGACATAATAAGTTTAGTTGGGGGTTGTTTTTAGAGGTTTTAAGAAGGAGCATTAGTGCTACAATACAAAGCTAGAGTGAACCATTTCCGAAGGGGTTCCCGAACTCAGTGAATATTTATATTTCCAATAGTAATTACTTGGCACTATGCCAGTAACTTGTGTTCCTGAATCATAATTGCCTGAGCCTAACATTCTGGACTGACCAATGCGAGTGCTTCCACTCATATCTGAGTTAGGGCTAACCTCCAGAACTAAATAATTTATATCTCTTCCAGAGGCGTACAAAGTAAAGCTAGTCCATAATGGGCGACCTGTGGCGTTTTGCTGAACATTGTTACTAACAGTCGAGTTCGTAAGACTTTCGTAATCCCTAGTTGGGTCTGAAGTTTTAGAATCAACATAAGCCTTGATACTCTCAGAGCTAGCCAATGAGGTTGCTGACACGCCTGTAGTCATTGTGTCGTCATCTATAACCTCAGCGAGTTTACTTGTTGCAATACTTCCTGCTAGTTTATCCTGAGTGATACCCCCAGCAAGTTTAGCGTTAGATACACTAAGGTCTTTAATCTCAGCTTTGTTAGCGCTTGTAAGTCCAATCGTTACGTCATCCACCGAGACCGCACTAGCGGCACTAGCGGCTGTTACTACAACAATCTTAGAGCCAGTTGGGGGTGCATCATTTCCTAGAAAAGTTATTTGTGCGGGAGAAAGAGTAATCGAATAGGCGTCTGTGGGTGATTGCATAACGCCATCAATAGACACACGATAAGCCTCAGCTACGGTTGTTTGAGGATTAAACGCTGTGATGTTAAAAGAGAAAGAGGAGTTGTCTCCTGTAAATGATTGGCTTGCAAAGTTTGATAGACTTGTGCCTGATTGAAGTCCCGCTTCTCTTACAGCGGCAAACTGAGAAGTGCTAGCATCTTCGGCTATCTCTTGTGCCGCAAACAATCCTTGTTGGTAAGCTGTATCTAGGTCACTCTCGGATAGTCTTGAGCCGTTCTGGAAGTCTACTAGTTGCGTCGTTGACGTCGCGCGATACAGACGAATTTTTGTATACAAGGTGTTAGGGGCTGTTGCCAGTGTAACTGTCTTGTTAACTGCATCGCGTGGTGCAGAGGCATCTAGAGTTAGAGGTATCCACTTATCCCCATCAAATCCGATTACATTTACATCGTCGATGCTGAGGTATTTGAAAGGAACAGCGTAGGTGACAGCGGTTAAAGTGACACTACCGCTAGGATATTCTTTGTATGATTGAGGCATGATTATTTTCTTTAGTTAGAGTTATTGGATTAAGCGATATTGTGCTTTGTCTTGTTGTAGTTGGGAGATAGAATCTTTTAGCTCTGGAAACTCTTCAAGCATTTCGAAGCGAGCCTTGCGTCGGTAGGCACGAACTAAGCGTTGTACCGCTTTAATTCTTGGAGATAGCTCGCCTAGGTCGTCGTCACTTTCTTTTGGTAGAGCTTGGTAATTTTTGTCTTTCACCATTTGACGTAAGGACTGACGCATGGTCTTTCCTCCGATTTTGGTTGTGCCTGAAAGCTCCAAGTAACGGTCAAACGCTTGGCGTCCTTCCGCGTTATATACGTCGCGCATTTCAAGGGCGTTGTATAGCTTGGTGCTGGGTTGACTAAAGCCGTGCTGTAGTCCAGCTAGTTCTTTGTCTACAGGGTCAGAGCTTTCCTTGTTGAAGTATATCGGATTTAGAATGCCTGTCATGTAAGGACTGTTCGTGTTCGTTATAACCTCACCTAGGAAGTTTCTGCGTGACGGAAGCGTAGCTTGTGCTACTGGAACCTTCTTGAGCCAGTAATCAAAGATAGTACGTGTTTCCTTGAGTTCACGCTCGTCAGCCATGTTCTGAACCTGAGTAAGGAATGTAGGAGCAAAGCCACCAACAATGTTACCAGCAAATGGCTTGAAGTTACCTACGGGGTCACGAACCAACTGAAGCAATGTGTCCAAGCCTTTAACGTAGGACTTGTTAGTTACGTTCTGAGTTAGCGACAGTACACCTAAAGCAACCATATCTTGACTAATTACGTCTTCTACGTCGTGGTATTGTTGACCTTCGATGATGTCAGCAAACAAGCCAAGGATTGTAGCGATAGGGTCAGCCCTTTGGTAACTGTAGTAAGTGTCACCTATTTTGATTGAGTAAGGTCTCCAGCCTGACATACGTAGGGCTTCAAGTTCGTCTCTGTTAGGAGGCCCACCGCCTGTAATAATGCCTTTGTTGGTATTCATGTAGTAAAGGAGAGCCGCGGTTGTCGCCGTGCTGACTGCGAGTTTACCTCTTACCTGAGCGCGAACCGCTGGGTCTTCACTCATAACCTGTTTGGTAAGCTCTGCTCTCTTTGCTTTGGTTGCTACCATACCGACAGTGCCTAACGGAGTGCGGTCAATAGAGAACTTTAAGATGTTCGTAGGAGTCCGTAGGAACGGAATAACAAAGTTAAGTGTCCTCCAAGCTCCTCCTTTGTTCTTCAAGGTATTAAGAGTATTAGACAGCGTGCCAATTACGCCTACATTCTCAAGGTCGTTAGTAAACGTTGTCTCCTTAGCAAAACCCTCTGCGGCATCTGCAAGACCCGCACGGGTCTCATCAAATGGGTTGTCTTTGAGATACTGAGCAATGAACTCTTCTTGCTCTTTACCAAACTTTAATCCTTGAGCTTGCGCCGCTTCGACAGCATCCATGTAGATGCCTTTTTCGCTGTAGGCTCTATTGCCCTTCGTGATAAAGTTATCAAAGTTCTTGGTTACATACTCAGCAATTTCTTCGCCTGACTTGGCTCCCTTTTTCATTGCTTCGTAAGCTAGGTTTGTCTTTACATACGAGCGGTAGTTCATTTGCTTGAAGAACTCGTCACCAAACGCTAGGGCTCGGCTCGGTATGTTAATTACTGTTCCTAGCATATTGATAGCTGTAGCTAAGGCTCCATCACCGTCTTTTGCTATTGCCCTGCGAGTAACCTGTCTGTCCTCAAAAGCTTTGCTTCCTTGAACAAGGCGGGATTCGCCTGTCCTAAATGTCTGTGCGGCGATTTTGGCTACATCTACTATAGATTCCATATCAAAGGCATACTTTAGCGTTGCTCTGGCTAACTGAGGGTCTCTTATCAGCGCAGAGCCTACTGTTTGTTCAATAGCACGAATAGCGACAGTTAAGCTGTTACCTAGCAGATTGACCACCTGAGTAGTGGGGCCTGAAAGCAAGGAGTTCATCCACACTTCCATAGTAATATCCATACCTTTACTACCGAAAGTGTCTTCAGCTATCTCTGTGGTTTTCTTGATGTTTTGTTTGGCTGATGCTTTGTCTTTAGAGCCAGCAAGAATCTTAACCATCTTTTCAACTGGCATTGTACCAGCACGGTTTTCATTTACATACTTGTCGTAATCTTTTGGTGTACCCGTTTTTGTATCAAAACCAATACCACTTTTAATGCGATACTTTCCGCTTGGGTCAAGAAGGAACTTACGTTGCACTAGGGTGAGCCCTGCTTCACGCCCCATTAAAGACCATATTCGTCCTACCTCTTGCATCTGGTCAAGGGTAGATAGCAACTGTACTTCTAGTTGTTTCTTGTTAAGCTTTGGATTTACTTCGGCTTCCTTAGCCAAGTTTGCAATGTCAACAACGTCGGCAGTCATTACGTCTATAAGCTTGTAAACCGCGTTTTGTACGTTGCGGTAATTGCTTAGGTCTATTTGGTCTGTAATTTTACCAATAGTAGCCGCGTAGTCCCCCGCGTTGCCTCCTAATGTATCTAGTACATCAGCGTTTTCAGCTATTAACTCTTCAGCACTTACAGGCTTAGCTGTAGGGGCTTTCTCAAGGTTCTTTGCTATGGCTTGCACTAGGGCAACCGCTTGGGTTGTATTGCGGATACCTCGTGCAAAGTTAGCTATTGCTCCGTCGCCACCTCTCTCAAGGTCGTTAGCCATACGAGCAATGCTCTCTTCGATGTTCTGGTCGAGTTGGCGTTGTCCCATAAAATTGAACTTTGAGCGATGCTCAGCAGTAAAGAATCTACCTCTTTCTCGTGCCGCCGTAATTGGGTCAGCCATGCCTTTACCTTTTGCTCTTTCAAGGTCTGAAGAACGCTGAGACTTTCCTTGTATACGAGGGTTTTTACCTGAGTCTGACGCCATTTTTAAATCGCCTCCTCTAGAGACTAGCGTTCTTCGTTCTGGAAATTTTTCTTTAAGAATATCTGATAAGGCACGTGCTTGATTGTTTTCTGTTTTAGCAAATTTATCTGAAAGAACTTTGCCTTCAGCTTTTTCTGCTAACTCATCAATAAGCTTTGGATTTTCCTTTGCCCATTGTTTCCAAAGTCCTAAGTACGTTCCATAATAATCAAAATTAGGGTCTTTTGCTGGCTGTCCTTTACCAGAGCCTTTTGCCTCTTGATACGCTTTCTCTATAGTTCGACCATCAGACAGCTTTGCATTTAAAGCACTAAATCGTTTATCACCTTTTGTAGAGACTTCATACGTTTTCGCTAATCGAACTCCCTCTGAAGGCGGCTCTTTTTCCATTCTTAGGATTTGCTGGTTCTCAATATACTCCTTTAGACGCATTGAGTTGTTCTCTGCTTTACCCCCTACGCCTCCGCGGTTTCGCAGATAACGTGCATACTCTTCCTTGGCGGTCTTTCCACCGCTCGCTACTTCTCTGAGGTAAGATTCTGCTGTACCTACTCTTGAAGGGTCGGCTTCTATTGCACCGTAGGGTCGTGCAGGAGGGATAGACTTAGCTTTCGCTTTACCTTTTGCTGGCTCTAAAACCTCTTCTAAGTTTTGTCGCGCTTCGTCTAGTTTACCTTCAAGTGTCTTTCTTTTTGCAGGGGTAAGGTTTTCGTCCTTTAGTTCCTTTTCAAGCTTTCTGACTATAGACTTAGCTTTTGTCACCATTTTTGGAGTTACTTTTACTTGAGCCTTTGTCACTTCTTCAAAAGAAACACGCGGAGCATAACCTGCTTCGATAGCGTTTAGCTCTGCTTGGATGCGTCTCTTTACCCCTGCGGTGACCGACTTGTTGTTGTAGCGCATCGCCGCTTTTAGGGCGTTAGTAGGTATCTCGGATATGTCCTTACCAAAGAAGTTGCCTCTAACAGGCCACTTAAATGCCCCCATAGTTTTACCGCGCTCTGGTGTCTGAGTTTTGTCAACTTTCATTTCGCCGACTTCTCGTCCGATACGTGGTCTATCTCCAGTATGATAAATAGTATAATCAGCTCCTAACTCATCTAGCCAATCTATAAATTGACTATCTACGCCAGACATATCGCCAACAACAAACTCCGCTCCATTGTCGTGTGCGTTCTTAATAGCTACTTTGGTTTCGCCGCGTAATTCTTTTCCACGAAGCGTTCCATTTCGTGCTAGCATGATTATTGATGAGTCTTCTGTGGGCGTACCAAGACGTTCTAAAGATGTTTGACTTGAAGATGGCTTAGTTCTTCCTTCTTGAATCTCTACAATAGCAGAGTCAGCAACGTCACGCATTGCTTGGTCTTTACCATCTCCGTCACGGGTTCCTTTTCCTCTAGGGTCAAATCCTCCTTCAAACCTCCGTAGCTTTCCTCCTAAAGTTGGAAGCTCTCGTTGATTCATCCGATTACCAAGGTCATCAACAGACTTTAGGAAATCAAAGCTACCGTCAAACATAGCATCTTGGTCACGAACTAATTCGTCTGTGTACTTAAATACATCGTCTAACAAACTTGCTGGTTTACCCTTTACTCCAAGCATCTTCTTGATGACATCCATGAACTGGTCAAACATCGTTCTGGATGCTTGATTAGTACTCGGTATTGCCATTAGAACACGGCGAAACTCTGGGTTCGTAAAGGCTTCGGAAATGAACTCATCCATATTTGTGAGTCCATAAGCAGTCATTGAGTCTATCTCTGCGCCACTAACTTCTTTAGCGGTGCGCCCAAACACAGCATCCTCTGCTTCAAGAGCTTTAATTACTTGGAGGTAAACATCGGCTAGCCCAGCAATAGGGTTTGAGCCTTTTTGTTGAGCAAGCGTCTCAAGAGCTTCTTTATTAGCTCCTACTACTCTGGTTTCAAGAGAAGTGTCTTTTACTTCTATACTAAGCTCTCTACCAAGTTTTGCAAATTCATCATTTAGTTTTGTTGAGGTAGTGGCGTGCAGAAGCTCGTGAATAAATGTACGTGCGCCTCCCTCTTGCATATCAATCGTCTTTAAATCGTGGTTAAAGGTAGTGCCTTCAATAAAGTCGCCATCCTTTCCTCTCTTAGAGAAGCTCAGAGTAGTGTTGCCTAGGGACTGCTCACCATTTTTAATCAACGCTTCAAGCAGGGGTTTAAGCTCACCGTCGTATACGCTGTTAAACTGCTTTGCGGCTTCAAGGGCTGTGACCTCGGTTCCGTCGTTTACAATGCCTTTACCAAATGCTTTTGTGAACGCTTGGTCAATAAGACTACGAAAGTCATCGGTAGTCTCAAAGTCTTCGCGGAGTAGCTCATTATCACGAATTCGGTCAAACTTGACGTCTTTTAAGATGTCCTCGTCGGCTTCTCCAGCGCGTTTGCGCTTGATAAATTTAATACCCATGAACAAGCTGTCTGCTAAGCCGCCAATCCCAAGACCTTCAATAGCATTCTTGAAACGTCCTTCTATCTCGCCATCGTCTTTGTCAGCGGCTAGGTATTCTGTTACTGGATTAGCTAGCGAAGGGAACGCCTGTATAAGATTACTGAGACGTTGCTCTTGTGCTTGAAACATGGTAAAGTCAGCTACCGCTCCTGAGGCGGCGTAACCCTTGAGGTTTAGTGCTTTCTTGCCTGTTTTAGCTACTCTTGTAAGAGCCCCTATTTTACCTGCTTGACCTGCTACTGGGATGAACCCAGTGAGGAACTGTGTGATTCCCTCGCCTAAGCCCCCTACAAACGTCTGAGAACGCCCTAGAAATCGCTCGTTGTAGTCAGGAAGGAGGTCGTCTCCTGTAGCGAAGTCAGCAAGGTCATAGATACTTTGGATAGCTCCTTCAACGCCTCTGAAAGGTGAAGCGAGTACATCTGCAATATAGTTAGGGTTTTCTTGAGGATTAGGTGTAGGCCCCGTGCTACGGGCCAGTGATTTTGCGAGTTCGTCTATTGCCATAATTATTTACTTATAAAGTTGTTGGTTAATAAATAAGCTTCCATTTGTTTCATCATTGTATCTACAGATATGCCATAATTTTTTGCGGCTTGAGTGAAGACGTCTGGTAAAGGGGGGTCTAGTGAAGTTTCAGTTGCGTCTGATAAAATTTCGTAGCTTTCTTTGTTTTTAAAGTAACCTTGAACGATTTCAACGGTATTCTTGATGCTTCCTTCGTATACAATAGGAGTGCTAGAAAAGGGGTTGTCTTGTCCGTAAACGTCTGTCAGGGGAATACTGTTAGTCTTTCCAATACCGCCATAACCCATTGAGAATGTAGTGTTAAAACTATCTTCTGCTAGCTCTGTTATTGAAAGACCATAAAGAGAAAAGGTATCTCTGAGTCTTCCTTTTTTCCGCGCTTTTTCTACGAAGGTTTCCTCTCTAAAAATATTAAAGGGCGTCATATTATATCTATATGCCGATGTTTGTCTTTTTTGTGAGGTCACGCTAAAGGTCTTATGTACGGCATCAAATCCTTGTGCCAACTCATCGCTGTTTTTAAATTGACCTAACTCTAAAGCCCTTTGGTAAGGAGCGGTTGGGTCAGCAGAGAAAGCAGGATAAGGAGACATGAAATCAGAGTCTTTAGTCCCCTTAAGTCTTCTTGTTCCATCGGCATCTGTAATAAAATTAATACCCTCCTTTCTGTCCAGTTCTTCCTGTATAATTATTTTCTTTGCTTTAGCCTTATCCGCTTCACTTATAAATTCATCATTAGTTATTTCTGATAACTCTTCAGCTAGTTCTTCTTCTACCTGTGATACAGCGGGTGTGCTTGGTTTTTCTGGCTTGGGAGGTACAACTGAATTTAGTCTAGTTGTTAGCCACTCCTGCATTTTTGCAGTGACTTCAGTGGGGTATAACTTACTGTACTCAGTTATTCTTTCGCCTACTGACAGGCTTGTGTCGCCTAATAGAGCATCAGCAAGTTGAAGCTCTAACTGCTCTAATTCACTGTTAAAGTCAGTCAAGAAAGTAGCTCCTTCTGGAGTGTAAACTACATCCATTCCTCCTGTAACTGGATTTGGCTTTACACTAACTAGCCTTGCCGCCGCCTCTGCATTTATTGATGCTAGGGCTCCTTGCGTTGTAAGCTGGTTGACCGCCGCCCGTTTTCCTCCCGTATTATTGTTAACAAAGTTTAGCTTAGCATTGTGTACAAAGAGGTCTTTATTGCTTCTGGCTCCCGCTATAAACTTTCTAATCTCGTTAAGCTCAACCGTATCCTTATATGTAACACCGTTGATTGTTACAGAGCCGTTTCTAATCTCAGCCTCTATCTCTTCAAAGCGAGCTAGGGCAGTTGTTTCATCCCCGTTTGCTTCTGCTATTAAACCAAAAGCTTCTAGCTCTAAACTTGCTTGGGCTTCCCTTGCACGAGCTAACTTGGCGTTGTACCCTGACACTCCTGCTGTCTCTATATTGTTTTCTAACTCTTCAATTCGAAGGCGGTTGGCTGACGTGTTAAATAGTTCAATGTCTTCCTTACCAAACTTTCGTCTTCCTTGGCTTCCAAGACCAGCAACCGTGGTATCATCTAACTCATCTAGCAGTGCTTGAGCTAGCTCTTCCTTGCCTTCTTGTTTCGACAACGCCTCAATATTATCAAGGTAAGCCTTGGTTACGATTGCGGCGGCTTCTTTTCTATTACCCACTGCATCTGTTACAACTAAAATCTGCTGGTCAATAGTGTCCTTAACGTTAGCCACGTCATCTAGCTCACTGAAAGCTTTAAAGGCTACATCTGATTGTACTTTGCGTGTAATCTCAGGAAGCTTATTTATAAAGACTGCGTTTTGTTTTTCAATGAAGTCAGCCTTGGTAGCACTTTTTAATACGTTGTTAGCTTGCTGACTAAATACGTTTCCTCCGAGTAACTCATCAGCCTCATCGTAAGCTTCGTTGACCGCCGCTATTGCCGCTCCTTCAAACTCTGCTGGGTCTTTGTATTTATAAGGGTCTTTGTGAAGCTCAACGGCGATAGCTTGTAGCTTCGTAGGCATTTCCTCTGCGTAGTATTTCTTGGCTAACGCTTGGTTGTATGCCTTGGTGTAACCAAAGAGATTAATTCCCTCTTTGTCTAAGCCTTGTTCAAGAAACTTATCAAAGTCTTCCTCAGACATAGCGGCTACGTCGTCTTCGGCTTTATCTTGAGAAACCCTCACCGCCGCGCCGTATACGTCTACGCCTGTCTTTAGATTCTCAGCGAGTTGTAAAGCCGCGAATGTTTTAGGGGTTTCCTGTACCGCTACACGAAACTGCCCTCCGCTACGTATTGTAGGCTGTAGGGCTACAGGGTTAAGGTTTAGTTCTACCTGCTTGCGCTGGTCTGAAGCGCCTAATAATGATTTTAAAGTTTGTTTAGACATTAGTTAAATTAACGGTTTGTGTATCTTTCTGCCCCATATCCTGACGAACCTGTGCCAGAGGGCGTTACTACGTTACCTGTAGGGTTTTGTTGCCCAATCCCTGCTGTGTCAGCCGCGCTGTAAGCGCTGAGTCCTGTTTGGGCTCCAGAAAGAAGCGCTCCAAGGTAGTTAGGCTGGGCTATAGGCTTGTTAATGCTCAACAGATTCATACGAGAACGCATAGCACTATCTTCAAGCCCAAGCTGACGGTTCATATTAGCGAATTGCATTTGTTGTTGAACAGAGAAACTATACGCCGCTTCTTTTCGTGTCATCTCGTTAATTAGGGAGTCTACGCTTAGTCCTGCGACTCCTGACTCTCCAGCGCTTACACGAGCCGTTGCACGGGCTTCACGAGCTTTTGTGGTAGACTCTTGAATACGCTGAGCCGCCGCTATCTTTTCTTGTCTTTCTTTAAGACGAGATGCGGATACCTCAGCTAGATAACGCTGTTGCTCAGCAATTGTGGCGTTGCGCTGGACTTTTTCTTGGGCTCTAGCTTGCTGGCGCTGTCCTATAATAGACGTACCTGCTTGGGCTATGCCCATAGTTACACCTATGGTTACTGGGTCACACATATTATTTAGAAGTAATTACAAATTCAAAGAAGGGGTGATTGTTAAAGTCGAGTTTACGGGTGAATTTAGCACCACAGAATTTAAGCCATTTGATAGCCAATTTATTCTCCTCGTGTACGTAGTTGAAAGTTGCGCCATAAGGCTTGGTGAGTATTTGTGTCCACTTACGGGACGATTTAATAAAGTCGTATTTGTGGTCGTTCACAATGTCTGTGCCTAACCACCAGATGTAAGCTAGGTTGCCGACCTGTCCGACACCGAACATCCCTGCGGGGACGCCATCTGGGTCTAGAGCGGTAAGGGTAACGTCATCATTAGCGAAGCCATTCTCTAAGGCTTCCTTGGGAGTATGTCCCATACAGGCAACCTCTATCTGGTCAGCGGTACGCATAAACGGATATATCTGTTCTATGTGTTCCTTGGTAGCTTCTACAACAGAACATCTACCAGCCTGTACGTTTAGTTTAGCCATACCTATTTGAGCGCGAGTGTAGGAAAGATTCAAACTCAGCACTCTGGAAGTTACTGGGTAACGCGCTCTCGTTCTCAATCGTGATAGTAGTATCTTGGGCTTTGGTAAACACAGGGAAACGATAGAACCCGCTGTCAAGGTCTAGGGAGCCTAGTGTGGATGAACCTACTATATCAGGCGTAAATACATTCTCGCTTGTATCGCGGTGCTTAGGAGTCACCTTGACCCTAAAGAACGCTGTATTGTCAAAGTATATTGAACCATTGCGAACCAATAGCTTAGCGGCATTAGAAGGACTACTTCCTTGACCAGCTTTGGCTTTGAAGAGCTGTTCAGAGAAGGTGTACTTCATGGTGTAGGGGATACCGACGAATACAGGTGTGTCTGTTGATACTGCTTGTGCAAGAGTAACAGCGGCTCCTGAGTTTGTGCAAGTAAGCTTGAGACCGTCTGTTGTGTAAACCTCTACAGAGTTGTCTGCTGGTGTGTAAGGCAGGGTGATTGTAGATGCACCGTTGGTGACTGTAGATGCCACTCGCATATCAAGGTGAGTAACAAAGCCAGCGGCATCCTTAAGACCAGACTCTAGGGGCATCTCAACGAGGTTAGTTTCGGTTCCATTAGTAATGACTACGTGTAGTGTGGACTCAACAAACTCAATGCCTCGTATTTCACCTGTGAATGTAAACTTAGACCAAGCACTCAGAACTTTCTGGTTGTTACTCCAGAAGTAATTATAGATGTATAGCGAGCTTTTCTCGTCACCGCTGAGTAACGCAATCATGTCCTCTGATGTAGTCCCTGCCATATCAATTATGTTTTTAGGAATGTAGGCTGGAACGTGTTCAGTTACCTCAGTAGAATCGTAGACATCCGTAGTGGCATTTACGGTGAACTCACGGAGACCTGTAAAGTTACCGCGAGTAAATGGAAAGTAGATATATGAACCTAGAGGTAATGGGTCTACTTGGTCTTCAAAGTTGAAGTTAGTAACAGGAGTGATGCTGACTGTCTTAGGTGTAAGAACATCGCCACCCTTGAGAACGAACTGTCCATTCTCAGAGAATAAGACAAGGTTCTCTTGGAAGCCCTTAGCCGACTTAAGGTTAGTCACTCGACTACTAGCTACAGACACGTCGATTGGGTCAGAGTCTAGTAGTGTGGTTACTGTGGTGCGTCCAAAGTTGAAATTAAGTTGTCCAGTTGTATCTAAAACTCCTAGACCACTTTCAGACATTATGACGTTCTCTCCGCTTAGAAAACCAAGTCGGTTCTTAAAGAAGAATAAGTTTTCTATGGTTTGAGCCACAAAGGACGCGAGAGGATTTGAGTCTTCGTTACCAGCAACTCTGTCAGCAAACTTCATTGTGCGAAGCGTAAATCCAATACCGTCACTTATAAGCTCCATAGGAAGCGTGTTAGTATCATACCCTAAACGAAGTTCAGGAGCTACGCACTCTATCCAAGAGCCTTGTCCAACATCTTCACCGCCTGTTGTTTCAAAGCGAACGTAATAGTCATCTTGGTTAAGTTCAGCGTCACCTGCTACTTTTACTTCAAATCCATTTTTAGCGACTAGGGGTAGGTCAGTTATAGAATTTACTTCCTTGTAGACTACGCCCATGCCTCCTCCAGACAAATCGTCTATAGGACTTATTGTAAAGTCTTCGACTAAATCTATACCATTTGATTGTTTAACGGATAAGATAAGCAAATTGGACACAACGTGGTTTTCTGTTTCAAAATAACTTCCTAAGTTACTTGTTGTCCCTGCGTGGGAACCACTAGTCGTATTAAGCGCAGTTACGCCTGTAAGGATTGTTGATGAAGATGTATTCTGTGAGGCGTTATTGCCTGAGCTATCGCCGCTTTGAAATACCTTTTGTAATGTCACCCTGTTGGATGTGCCACTTGTAGTAACAGGAGTGCTGTTTGTGGTGGGAATATTTAAAGCCTTTGAACCTGCCGCTGGATTACCGTTGTTACCCTCGTTAAATGGGCCGCTTCCGAGTCCAAATCCTTGATGTGTACCGTCTCGGTATATAAATGAGCCAGCATTTTCTACGGACGCTCCTGTTATTACACCGTTGGTACCTATCTGGGTCACTCTCATTGTTGGCTGAGTATAGATGGTCAACGTTGTATTATATGTAAAATCATCATCATCATCATTGTAAGTGTCTACAATGCTAGTGGATGGGAGAGGAATATTTATAATGTCATTTACGGCAAATCCAGAACCAGAACCACCACTAGGGACAGTTATGTTGTTTATATAAGCTCTTTCTTGCATATACCTTGTATTGGACAGCGAACTACTGAATGTTAAAGTAGCAAGCGTCCCAGAATTTGAAGCCAAAGTAGCTCTCACTTTAAATCCATACTTCTTTTTATAGTCCCCTTGTTTAATAAATAACAAGGCTTTTTTTGCGACGGATGGAGAGTTATCTGTGCCTAATCCTATTGCTACTTCGGTGTTCAATAAGAATGTGCTGTCTGCGATTGTAAGAGCCTTAAGTGACGCACGAGCCGTGTCAGAGGAAAGATAAGTTCCACTTATAGGATACTTGCCATTTGAATTTGTGCTTTTGTATTCAGTTCCACCAAAGGTGATACTTTGCTCAGAGCCATCAATCAAACTATACGCACACAGATATGTGCCATCGTGAATAATCACATACTTCTCAGTTCCACTTCTATTGATGAAGTGAACGAAGCTATTACTGTCTATGGCACTCGAAAGTAACTTACCAACGTGCCTAGTATTAGGTCGTTTCTTTAGTCCATCGGCAACAGAGCTAAGAGCGTTTTCCTGCTCCTCACATTGACCAGCAAAGCGTGTTGCATCAGATTGCTGAGAGACGCCTTGGATAAGGTTAGGAACCGCTGTGTTAATTAGAGGCATTAGGATAGGTCGTAGTTACGGTTGATACCAATTCTGGAGGCTACATTGTAGCTGTCAAATATAGTCCTGTCAGAGTTATTACCTTCCGTATCCATAAGGTCAGCCCGTGCGTTGTATTCATCACGAGCAATAAGAGCTTCTAGCTCACGAGAGCCGACAATACGTCCTTGGAATACCCGTGAGGCACGTAGAGTTATATACCGTCTCGCGGCTTCTGGCAGACTTGTAAAGTCCAGAAGGCGTGTCAGGTTTACCTCTAGGTCTTTGGAGAACACTGAGGTGTTATTAGAGCGGTCAAATAAACTGAGACCACGCTGGGCGATGTCAATAGAGATATCTGTGGTGTCTACCTCCAAGATGTCGTCCGATAAAGTTATAGTGCCATCCCCAGCAGGGCTCAGGGTGACTTTGAGTTCTGTGTTAAAGTGCCACCCTTCAGCTTGAACGGAACGGCTTACCTCGTCCAGCACAGAGATAGCAGTAGCGGCAGAGATAGGAAGCGCGTTGGTGTCGCTAATACTATTCACAGGGCTTTCGCCGATGTGTCCTAGCATTGAGTTAACAGCTTCTAGCTTTGATGTAAGAGTGGGCATATTATATAAATTTAAAAGTTAAAAAAGAGCCCCCAAAGGAATAAACCAAAGGGGGCTCAGAATTAATTTAGCGTACTTCTACAGCACACTCAGGACGCAAGACGCCGTGTCCCATTGCATATTTAGCAACGAACAACGTACCTTGACGTTCTATTTGATACTCGGACTCTGTAGCGAGGTCGAGTAGCTTGACTGTACCGATAGCTTCGTTAGTGCCGCCAAGAATCTTGACGCCAGATAAGTCAGCGTTGTAGCCAGTGCCAGTACCAAACGGGTCATTAGCGACCGATGCGCTACCGTCTCCAGTAGAAACACCAGAGCTATCAATAGCGATATCGACTAGGTGATTGCTCTTGTAGAGGCTGATGCCAGCAACTTGAGCGATTGTACCCGTTGCAACATTACCAACACCACCAGCATCACGATTAGACGCAAGCGACACTGCGTTGTTGTCTGCTGTGATTAGGGTGTAGTACATTGACGGAGTAAGGATAGCGAAGCGACCTTCGTCGGCTACGTCCTTGGTGTCGAGGTTCTCAGCCATCAAGTAGAGGGCGTCGATGATTTCAGCCGCGGTTGGTGTAGAGCTGAATACAGAGCTACTTGAACCGATGACTGTACCACTGTTACCACCATTGATGGTTGCTGAATCACGAGCGGCGGCGGCAAGAGTCTTCATCGTAGCGATGTCGAAACGTTTTGCGAGTGCCTTACCAAGCTCCTTAGCGTAGATGCTACGGATATCGTAGTGATTTTTGAGTTCATCAATGTTTGCGATGAACGTTGAGGAGATGAGAACATCATCAATAGAGATGGTCTTCTCAGCGTGTTTGATTGCAGACAGATAAGAGTTACCTGCGTCAGCGATATTCTCGCCGACAGAGTGGTACTTAGCTGTTGCGATGCCTGTTGCTGGAAACTGTGCAGTTTTGCCGCTCTGAATAGTGCGTACCCGATGCAAGTCCTTCATTATGTTTGTTTCTTCAAACGTAGTGAGGATTTCACCAGAGAACACCTTCAGAAACAACGCATCTACAGCGCCAGAGGCATTTACTTGTCCCAAGCGGGACGGGCTTGTATTTCCATTAGCCATAGTATTGTTCCTTTATTTTGGATTAATATTGAGGGTTTGAGGTGTCCGTGGGCAGGGTTTGCTTGTCTAAGGTTATCCTCCTCGGAGGGCCTTACGCTACTTCTAGCTTGGGGACGAAAGTTATTTCTTCTTTTTTACACGAAGCGACACTCTTGCCGCCTTGGTGTTACTTACAAATTGTTTTCCTTTGGAGCCCGCTCTTTTCTTTTTCTTAGCAGTTGTTGCTCGTTGAGATTTGGATAGGCTCTTAGCTTTAGCCATCGGAAGGCAACGGTCTGGATTTTTTTTGTTTTTAGACGTTCCGCAAGCCCCTTTAATTTTTCCATCTGTTCCAATGCGGACCCAGTTTTGTCTTCTCCATTTTGCCAGTTCACCCATTACTTCTTTTTCTTTACTGAAAGTTTTTTGCGCTTTCCTTTGCCATAGTTGGGGTCTTTGCAGTATTTGCTCGCCGCCATGTTTGCATAAGCAGAGGGGTATTTATCGAAGGTACGCTTTGCCCAAGCGATACCTTTAGGACATATTTTTGCCACAATTAAGATTTCTTCTTTTTCTTGTTTGCAATCATTAACTCTTTGCGAGACATCTTTTTCTTTTTTCCGTGTCCGTAGTGACTTGGCATATTACTTCCTTATTTTTAGTTGTTTACGTTTAGTTGATAGACAGTGAGAGCCATCACAAAAAGGCATGTTTTTAGATTTACCGCAGGTACATGGTTTCTTTTCCATCAGCACTTCCACTTTCTAAGGGCTAGGGCTTTACGAGTAGGTCTACCTTTTGAATCCTTCATAGGCCCTTTAACGCCACTCATACGGGCGCAGAAGGAACGCTTCCTTGCACCGCCTTTAGGCTGTGGGGCTTTGAGGTTAGAACCAGTCTTACGATTGTAGTACTCTCTCCCTTTCTTGGAGAGTCCTCCAGTTTTAGACTTATGTTCTTTTCTTAGGCTGACGCCCTTTCTCTTTGCCATTTATATTTTTATGGGTGTTAACTTCTATCGCGAATTTTGCGTATTTATTCTTTAGATATTCGTGAATAATTATTCTCGCTTTGTTTCGATAGCGTTCTAAATTCTTTTGTTTCTGGTCATCTACGGGGCTATCCACGCGCTTCCACGCTTCTCCCCCGCCGTTCCATATGAACAACCAGTGGTCTACTTTAACTTCTTGACCAAGCGAGTGTATGTGCTTTGAATAATGTGCCAGCACTGTGTGAGCGACTGCCCAACCAACACGCGTATCGAAGACATCTTCGTGAGCAAGGTCTTGACCCGTGATACGATTGTAATCGTCCACCATAATTTGATGGATTTGATAATGCCCATAACCAAGCCCTTCGTCTCCAATAATATCTGGAGGACTGTTGAGCGGCACTTCCCATAGAGGGATAAGAGAAACGAATTCATGTAAATAAAGCTGATATTTTTTAGTGTTAGCGTTTAACCATAGAGGAACCAAAGTAAAAGCTAAGCAGAGCAAGCATGCCTTGCCTAACTTCAGGTAGAAGGACAAAACCTTCGACGTTAATATATCCATTTTGTTTGCCAAATAAGAGAGAGAAAATACCGCCCCCTGACTCTTTTTCGAGAGCTACAGGAACGTTGAGTAATGAGAGTAAAAAGGGAGCGACAATTACAGCAAATAAGATGCTTACTGCGATTACTCGTCGAACCCAGACTCCACCCCGCGAAGACGCCGCTTGTGCTGAATCATCTACCGCCTTCTGCTTTCTTAGCATTGCATCAAGGGCTCTACCTTGGGCTTCTGCTTGGGAGGCTACGAGACGCATTACAAAACCTGTAATGCCACCTCCTAGCATGGATAATAATTCTATAGACACGATTAAAGGACGTTAGATACGGCTAATCTTTTTTCGACGTTAGCGCGGAACGCTGGGTCAGTAGCGTAACGAGGGTCACGCATGGACTCAGTTACTTGAGCCGCTGACCCAAAGGGTACAACAGAGGAGCCGCTAGTACTGCCTTGAGATAACTCAGGGGGATTACCGCCAGCAGAGAGGAACTGAGCATATAGACCTTTAACAGCCATCTTAGCTTGCTCTATAGAACCACTTTCTACAATGCTGTTGAAGCCGTCTAAATCGCTTTCAGATAAGTTTTGCGAAGCCCAATCAGCCATAGCGTTGTAATTATCGTCGCCTCCTATTTCGTTTTGTATGTCCGAGGCTTCTGATGAAATTAGACTCGCTTGACCCGCAATGTAAGCTTCTACGAAGCTACGAGGTAGCCCAGCTTTCTCAAGCGCGGAAAAAGTGTCTTCAGTAAGCTCGCCCGTCTCGGAAAACTCTTCAGTCGCTTTTTGTACGGAAGAGTTAAGGGCGACGCCTGTCTCTTCTTCGGTAGTTTCTTCATCGCTAGATTCAGAATTCTTGGACGATTGCTTCTTTTGAAGCTCGCTATATGCTTTAGCCAAGTCCTCTGGAGTTTCAAACTTCTCATCTAGCCACTCTGGGCGCTCTTCCGACGCTTCCTCTTGAGGCTCTTCGGTGTTTAAATCAAGTGATTGATTACGTTGTTCAGCCGCTTCTTCCTGCATTGCGGCTTGCTTTTCGAGGGAGATATTTTCTTCCTCGGTGTGTTCTTGTACTGTTACTGATTGGTAGTTAGCCATTATACCTCGCTTGTTGGTTCTTGTTGTTGTTGGGCAAGGGATTGGTCAGACATCGCTTTAATACCAGCGGGGCCTAACTTCTCAGCCATTTGCATTTGTTGTGCTTGCTGAGCCTCCATTGCCATTTCTTCTTCGGATTTAACCAGCCCGTCGGTTTTGATACCGAGGGAGATTGCCCTCCGTTTAAAGTATTCTGAAACCTTGACGAACTGCGCTATAGCTTCAGGGCCTACCACTTGGGCGGCTCCAGCTAGGAACAGGTCTAGTTTCTGTAAATCATTACCGCGTCCTAAAGCTTCAACACCTGTAATGATGATAGGCTTCACAACGTCTTTAGGAATCTTAGGAAGTTTGTTCTTCTTGTTCATTACCTCCATTAGACGATTGACCAATGGAAGTTGCATTTCAGTGCTTAGAAGAGAGTATAGACCACCAAGGGCTGACTCTAATTCCATACCTAACATACGTATCTCTTCGGCGGTAACACGCTCAGCTTGGCGTACAGTTCCACTGGTAAGTAGAAAGGCGTGACCTAAGCGGTCTTTAATTACGTTGATTGTCTCCTGTGCTACACGGAAGTCGTTAAATTTGTTTACCTGTAGGGTGGTGACATCCTGTGCATTGCCCTGTGTGATTGCGCCGTTTGGACTGTCGGCTAGCGTCTTAGCTCTGGTTGTGCCGTTAGGGTTCACTAGGAATAGAACCTTTGAGGCGGCGGCAGAGCCTTCCACGATAGCCTGTGTAAGAGCTTCAAGGGACTGTAGGTCGCCGAGGTATTCCTCAACATAGCCACGTCCGTAATCCTCGCCGTCAATACGGGTAAAGCGCAAAGGAATAAATGGGTTTTTGTCTAGACCGTAGAAGCCTTCAGACTTTGGAATAACGTTTCCGTTGATTTCCTGCCAGACTTTCCATCCTTTTTCTTGGCGACAGACCGCAGTATAAAGGTTAATTTCGTCTTTACTGCCTTCGTGATGACCGCAAACTTCCTTCATTTCTGGTGTCAAAGACGTATAGGAAAGGCTTTCCTTTGTGGATACGGATAAGATGTTACCCATTGGGTCGCGCTCAACGCAGAAACGGTCGAGATGAAACACACGGATGCCGCCGTCGTCAGGAACGTATAGTAAAGCGTTACCTGTAACAATAAGTTGCTTTAAAGCTTCGTGTATTGCAGTGCGGTATGTACCTCTACTAACCTCCTCCATGAAGGACTCTTCTACCCGCTGTAAAGAGGTTTCAATTTCTGTTACTAGCTCTATGGGTGCGCCTTCTTGCGCTAGTCCATATTCGTCCACAGCGAGTCTAAAGAACGGGGCATTGGGTGGAAGAAGTGCCAACAATAATTTAGAAGCGAGGTTGTTTACTCCGCGAGCCCCAATGCCCTGAAATGGTGTATCTAAGCGGCTATGCGCTCCAAAGCCATCGTCTGGCATAACATATGGAAGCGTTAGTTTAGCTGAGGAACGAGCGCGGTCTAAGTACTGATACCGCTTCCCTTCAAGGGAGTTGTATAAGCCTTCTGCTGATTTGTGCATAAATTATTCTTCTGGTTCTGGGAATACTACGGACTCTACGGCTGTAGTCTGTTCAAGGTCGTCGAGGGCATACTCAGAGACATCTAAAGCCCACAAACCATCCGCAGTAGGAGCTGGCTTAGTCAACCAGCGGGTTCCTCTGCCTTTAGTCCAGTAAGCAAAGTTTTGTTTTTTACCTTCTACGTCTGCGCGGTCGGTAGCTTCTTGTTTAGTTGGGAATATAAGATACATAATTATTTATACGTTTTCAGTCCACTGTCCCTCAGTAACGGTGTATCCAGAGGAGATACCTTGAGCCGTGTCCAGAGTATTAATGGCAGTATTAATTTCGGAAATATAATTAGACAGTAACGGTCCATCGAATGCATGAAACGCAGTAGAGAATAACCATAACTGGGTCTTAGTGACAAAGAACATAGGGTTACCAGAGTCAAACGTTACTACCTCTTCTCCAAAGGCTCTTCGTTGGGCTGTTAATGCTTGATTATTTGGCTGGGAGAGCCAATTGACTGTTTTAGTGTCTGGAAAAACCGTGCGAATTTCACCAACTAAACCCTTCTCTTCTTGGTCTAATGCAAGAAATGGCATCAAAGCGAGGTCGGCGGGTAAGTAACTTGCGTAGTTGGAAGGAAGAACCTTGCACGGAGTAATTGAGCTTGGGAGGTCGCTGTCGAGTATTTGAATTTCTATATCACTGCTTCCTATGCTTACTGTGCCTACGACTGTTCTGTCCACAACGGAGTTTTGTCTTGTTATAAATCGTATGGTTGAGCCTACAGCTATTTTGTAGTGAGTAGCGCATATAATGTGTCGAGGGGTGATTGCTACTCCTGCTTTTTTATTACTACCATCGCTGTTATAAGGGCTAATACAAGTAAGTGCTTGTAAGCGGGTATCATTCGCGGAGACATTGAACGTATCTTTTAGCCAGAAATCTTCGTTTCTAGTGTAAGTAGATGAACTGTGATTTTGCACTCCATACAACTCTTTCTGAGTAGCAGGGTCGGCTCCTAATATTTGGTTGTCTATACAGTCAGTCATTATACGCTTGAAGTAATCGCTTTCGCCAAAGACTGGAGCGTCTGCATGATTAGCCATGTTAGCTCTAATTGCTAAGTTATTTGTGGTCTCATCTCTGTCATAATAGACTAACTCAAGGAACTTAGAAGTGGCTACATAATTCTGATTACTAGTAAAGTTAGAGAAGTAAATAAAGTCATATGTTCCTACGCCCATATCCTCAGTAACCTTACAACAAGAAATGCTTCCACTTAAAAAAGAGTTTGGTTGCAGAAACGAAACAACATTGTTCCTACGACCAAAGGATGCATAGCCAAGGTATCTCCCAGCATTACTAATTAGAGGTTGTTTACTCTTATCTGGCTGTTCCAAGTCAATGTAATTACCGCTTTGGTCATACCAAGTAACTAAATAGGCATCTGTTGGTGTGGGCGTGTAGAGACCATAACGAAAATTAATATTAGATTCTATTTTAAATATGTTATTGGTCTGGTCAGTTTCATAGGCTATCAACTCCTTTGTGTCTGAGTTAATATTAACCCGTACTCCAGAGGTGCTTGTTTGTATGGCTGTATTTACATCAGCCTCATAAAGTATTGGTATATTTCTGTTGCCTGTATACAGTTCTTCAGATGAGCTATTGAAGGTGACTTTATCAAATAATGTACCACCACTAGCAATCTTAGGCTGACTTCCAGCGGTATACTCATAAGCGTCATTTCCGTTTGTGCTTTGGTCATACCAAGTAACTACATAGGCATCTTCCCCTCCACTGTATACAGGTGTAGGGGCTGTCATACTAAAATCTGGAGTAGAGAACATACCACCTGAACCACCAGTGGCTTCCCAAGGGTCACTTGTTATTGGCACATTAAGGTAAGCAAAGTTTAAATCTAAAGAGGCTATAAACCATCCTTGTCCACCACTAGGTCCCATTATAGTGATTGTGGTTCCTTTTTCGTTTACGTAGGAATTTGTTGATACGCGATTGTATGTTCCATCAAAGGAATCAATAGAGGTATTGCTGTAAGTGAACGCAACATGATTAGCATCCGCGTTTATAAAATCTCCCAACGTTTGTTCAGGTTCTAACGTGAACAACCAATCGACTTCACTCAAGACCGTATTACTCCAATCAGCCTCAAAAGGTTTAACAGATGGGTCACAAGGCGCGGACTGTGCGTAGGTTGTTGAGTATAAATCCAGAGCCATCCAAAACGCTGGCTGTCCTTGCGGTAAAGCTAATATAAATCTTTGAGGTGAACCGAGAGACACCCACGAAGTGCCCGACATTCTGGTATACCGTCCCCCATTTAAAGGACGGGATACGCCAGTAGCTTTACTAACATAAAAGCTCTTAGTCGTGCCTTCTGTCTCAGATAAGACTTCAGTAATAGGAGATGAATTACTTATTTTACCGTGTCGGTCAAAGAGAACGTCTGCCTCTACGTTGTCCGACCCTCTTCTTATCTGAAGAACAGGGGAATTATAAGAACTCCTTAGGCGATGTAGGCTGTAGGCAGAACCCGCTAGGTTAGGTTCATAGCTGACATTCTGTGTAGCACTCCCCGTACCCTGAAAGTACTGCCCTGAAAAATCACTACCATTTGTGGCGTTCCAAGGGTTTACGGTATTAAAATCAACCCAAAATATAGCAATTGAGCCGCTAGCACTTATTACTGCCCATGTAGTAAATCCAAATGGGTCCGTGCCAAAAAATTTTGAGCCGTGTTCGTTAGTCCACACATCGGTTAACGACATACCGTTTCTGTTCGCATTGGTTCCACTTATAGATTCTGGAGGACCCTTCGTGTAAGTACCCGTAACTTCATTAACGAAAGACGCGGGATAATTGCCTCCTAAAATGGTGAAAGTAAACTCCGTTATATTTGTGTTTTGGTTAATGAGGTCTAGAGGCAGTGTTGTCTCTAACTTTCCATCTGCCCACTCGCCACAAGTAGCTATATCCTTCGCAAGGAAGTCCCTCTCTTGGTCGTCAGTTTCGCGCCTTACCCGTGCTACAGTTGCTTTTCCTGTCTTATCTTTGAGGTCACGAAAGCTGTAAGCCGCCTTCGCTCCTCCTACAATTTTCCTTAATAATGGACGAGAGTCACCTGTACGGTCTGAGGTAATTACTGGGGCTGAGCGATTTATTGTAACTGTCTGCCCGTTGACAGTCACAGTTCTTACACCAGCAAAACGAGCGCGGTCAGGGATGTATACTGTTCTGGTTCCTCCACCACCGTCAGTAACCGAAACTGTTCTTGTTGACATAATTTAGTAGCTGATGTTTGCGCCTGTGCCAGATGAGCCAGTGTTCACTGCCGAGCGACGTATTGTTAATGCAGATGTTCCGCGCTTTCTAGAACTCTGACGTCTTTTGAGTGCCTTGTTTCTCACTTTCTCCGCTGTCTTAGTGGGAGGGGGAGGAGCCGCTGGAGGAGGGGGAGGGTCTGGTATTTTGGGGGATGACGTACACATAGTTAACCTTTAGTTAGAATATTTTCGTTTTGAAGTTTATTTTTTTCTTTAAGAAAGCGGACTACAGAGCGTTGTCCGTAATAAAAAACAAGAGCGTTTTGAGGGATGCTGTAATCAAAATCGTCTCTTATAGGAAAAACTTCTTCTAATTTTTTAATAAAATTGTCTGAAACAGCAGGAAAAGCGTTATTGTTGTCCATATTAGTCCACCTCCTTCTTACGTTCTAGCATACCTAAAGCGATTGAACTGTAACCAATTAGGTCATTAAAGATGTCTGCTACGGTGTCTCCATTAGTCTCCAACGAAAGCCCTCCGTTACAGAAAGCCTTGAGCCTCTGCATCTTATCGCCCATTCGAAGTGATAGTCCGATGAGTGGGTCTACCCCAAAGTCATCCGCTTCATCGAAGTTAGCGAACGGATTAGAGGTGAAGGAACCACCAGTGTAGTCATCGTTCTTCTTCTTGGTGAGCTTAGAGATACGCTTGAACTGCTCAGCTTGGAAGGCGAACCACCACTCTTTGTTGTGGGTGTTATAAGCCTTAAAACTTTCCTCTACTTCATAGCTAATTTTTATATCAAGCCACTCTGCTAGAGCGTGTTCTGTTTTAGCTCCTCTGGAATATTCCCAACCTTTTAACATGTGCATATGCGAAGCGGTTCCAATAACAGCAACAAGGTCAATCATCGCACACTCGCGTACGCATAGCTCTCCTATCTCAATGCCTAATTCAGCGGCGTGAGTTCTGCTCAGCGCGGCAGGGTTAATAACATTAAAGCCTTGTTCTTTAAATTTAAAAGAAGCGGCGTCGAAAGCAGGGAAGTTGTATTCTTCAATGCCTGTCATAGGCCCAGCAATATAAATTGTTGAGGCGTCTACGTCTATTTTGTAGGGGGTTGCCATAATATAATTTTTCCTTCTTTGAAGTTTTCTTTTCTGAGAATATAAGCAAGACGAGCGGTGAGGAGCGCGTCCTCTTCTGTCATGTCTTTGCTTTCGTAGATTTTAACGACACCTTCCCAGTCCCAGCCGTGCTTGTCTAAGAGCTTTACAGCGGTCTTAGGCCCAACACCTTTGATACCTTGGTAGCCGTCGGTAGTGTCACCCATCAATGTTTGGATAAGGTGGTTCCTGTTAGCCTCTTCTTCTGTGAGGGTAGTCAATTCATCACGGAGGTAATTGTACCAAGTGATGGGTAGCGTAGCGAAGTCCTTGTCACCACTGAGAGCAATGGTGGTTTCAGGAGCTTGCGTACACATAATACCAATAAGGTCGTCAGCCTCCATATTATTATACATCATAAACGTATGGCGTTTACGAATTTGTTTCTTCAGTTCAGCTAATGCTAAGGGCTTACGCTTGCTCTTACGGTTGCCTTTGTAGGCAGGAAAGAGTTCATAGCGAAAGTTAGTCTTAGGACTGAAGACTATGAAGTAATCCTCAGTATTGAACTTCTTGCACATAGACTCAATGAAGTCCTCACAGTAAGCAAGAGAAGCGTTTACGTCCGTGTGTAACGTCCATATAGCATCCTCCCATTTAGTCTCTACCTCGTTACTGAAGGCGGCTCGGTAGGCAAGCATATCGCCGTCTAGGAATAATGTTTTCATGTTAGTGTGTCTCTGACCAGTTAGCCCCAACGGAATACTCTCCATCTAGTGGGCATTTGAAACCAAGGGTTTTACCTGCCTTGGCTAATGCTTGAACAAAGCAACTTCCAAGAGCATCAGCGTCAGCTTGGTCACAGCTAAACTGAACTTCGTCATGGATGTTGCCATGTAATTCGTAAGGTCGAGTTGCCATTTCTGAGAACTCAACAAGTGCTTGCTTCATCACCACTGCTCCTGCTGACTGAAGCAACAGGTTAAGCGCAGAGTGTGCAGAGCGGCATGGTAGTCCACGTCCGTCCAGACCTATTAGTTTGTTTGTCTGTTTTACTTTGTTAGCCACCGCCTCAGATAGGTGACGGATAGCAGGAGTTTTGGACATGAAAGATTGTTTAAGTTTTTTGCCGTGTTTAGAAGAACCACCAACAATAGAGCCTATCTTAGCGTCACCCGCTCCGTAGAGAAAAGCGTAGATGAAAGTCTTAGCTTGGTCACGCGTCTCAAGCCCAGCCGCTTTCTGGTTAGCAGTATGTATATCACCTGTAAGAATTTCGTTGGCGTAAGCTCCATCATCCCAACTCCACAAGTAGTGAGCAAGGCAACGCAGTTCTAACCCAGAGGCATCAGCACCAACAAGTACCTTACCTTCTGGAGCGGTAAAACAAGACCTACACTCTTTGCCGTAAGGTGCGCGTCCCGCTGGCACTTGAGCTACATTTGGCTGTGAATGTGTGCAACGACCAGAGATAGCACCGTTGGTGTTTACCCTCCCGTGTATTCGTCCATCATTGTAGAGCTTGAGCCACGCTTGATTGCCTTCTGCAACTTGTCCAAGACGCTTCGATACAAGCAAGTATTCTAAGAGCTTTAGAGCGTTAGGAGTGCCTATCTCTTTAAGTACAGACTCATCAATCCTAGGGCGCTTGCCATCATAAGCGGCGGGCTTCCATCCTTCAGACATCAACCGCTCACATATTTGGTCACGGGAGTTAGGGTTAAAGGGTATTTCCTTGGTGCGATTAGGCCCCTTCTCAATCTCATTAGCTTTCCAGCCCGCTTCGACCAAAGCCTTTTTAGTCTTGGAAGTAGTTCCGTCTGGGGCTATCCACCAAAAGCTTTTAAGTGTTTCAATGCTAGGCCCAAAAGACTTCGCAAGGTCGTCTCCTAATTCTGCACGACGAACCATAAGGTCAGAGGTAAGCTTATCAGCCGCTTTTACATCAAACGGAAAGCCATTCCACTCCTGTACGCGCATAAGCTTAGCAAACTTATGTTCAAGCGTAAGCATGCGAACATCTGGTTTCTTTTTAATAAAATGCTCATACAAGCGGTAGGTCACGTAGGTGTCCTGTTTGCAATACTCAATCATTTCTGGAGTACAAGTAGTCCAATCCTCGGTATCACCGTGGTCGCTCTTGTATACACCAATGCGTCTACCCCAAGCCTTCAGACTATGAGACCCAAGTAATGCGCGGGGAAACCCATTTTCAGGGTCACTGTAGTGCCTGTCGTAGTCGCTGGTTTTTATATCTGGATACAGACAACGAGCCATGACTGCCGTGTCCAAAACCATAGGGTGCTGAAAGCCATACATCTTGTATAAGGCGGGGTAATCAAAGCCAATAGAGTTGTGTCCTACAATGGCGTCATACTTTTTTAGTCGTTCAACCCCTGTCAGTACGGACTCACCAGAGAACGCAATCGTTCCTGTGCTGTCGTGTATGGCTAGGCAATGAACGGTCTCAAGGTCGGACAGTTTTGTCCAATCCTCAATGGCGTTAGTTTCTATGTCGAAAAATGCTATGCTATTCATTTGTTGGTATTAGTGTGGTTAATGGGAGCAAAACGCCCCGTGATGTGTTGTTATCCCCACCTCTGACATCCCTCTTTGTGCCTTTGAGGGGCTTGATGATTTCTTTGAGGTCATTGGTAGGAATGAAGATAATTAGGTTTTCTACAACGAAGCAGTAGTAATCCGCTTCGGAACGGTCGATGCCAGAGGTTTTGCCTCGTGACATATATTCAACAAAAACATTGCCCGTCTTCTTGGCAAGCATATCTTTTTTTATTTCTATTTTTTTTTCAGATAGCAATTTACCAATCTCTTTCTCAGCTACTTGTCCTACTTCAAGGTCGTGACGGAAGTTTGAGCAATATTTCATATATTAGAAGGGGTTCTCGCAATAATGTTCCTCAGCCATTAAGCCAGTGGTTGGGTCATAATTAAGGGCGCAAGCAATGCCTGTTTCCCCAGAAAATCTATTTTTAAGAACACGGACGAGCGTCTTGTTCTTGTTGTCTGGACACTGCCCGTTACGCTCTAATCCACAACAAATATCGGAGAGTTGAGCAATGGCGGCAGAGCCACGGAGTTGTGCTAAGCTAGTGCTTGCGCCTTCCTCGTGTCCCTTACCTTCTGGGCGCTTGAGGTGGCTAACTAGAATCATTCCAATTTTGGTTTCTTCAACAAGGCTACGAAGCTTGGTCATTGTGTTATCAATAATCCTGCGCTCGTCCCCCTCGTGTAGTCCAGATATAACAATACTGAGGTGGTCAAGGACTACGTATTCAACTTCCATAACCTTAGCCATATAACGTATGTGACCAATAAGGTTGTCGCTATCCAACGAGCCCCAGTGGTCATACAGGAAGCAACGCCCAGAACCTACAGTAGCTTTAAAGGCTTCATTATATTCATCGGTGGCTTGAAAATCTGGGTCAAGGTGTATGAGCTTCTCCATTTCCAGACCGATTATGGAATTAGCGGTGCGCTCAAGGGATTCCTCAAGGGCTATGTAGCCTACCTTATGGTCATTTTTGAGAAGGTTGTGTGCAATAATTTTACATACGTGAGACTTGCCTACCCCAGAACCAGCGGCAAAGGTTACAATCTCCCCACGTCGAAGACCATGAGTAAGGCGGTTTAAACCACGGAAAGGGTAATCAACTGATTTATTATTCTTAGGAGTCGTGAGGCGTTCGTAAAGGTCAACACCGTCCGTGATAGCGTCAGGCTTCCACGGTTTAGCATCCCACATAGCACTAACAATTTCGTTCTTACGGTTAGCCAGTAACAACTCGTTAGGGTCTTTCATTGTCAGACGGGCTATCTTTGTCTTACCCGCTGGCAGTAGGTGACTAACTGCCTCTGATGCTTTACGTCCCTGCTCATCTTCATCAAACATCAACACCACTGTCTCAAACATGTCGAGCCAAGGGAACTGGGCTTTGAAGATAGACTTAGCAGACTGTGCGCCATTTGGTAGGGAAACTACAGGCCATTTACCGTCGCCGTTAGCCATCGCTACAGATAGGCAATCAACTTCGCCCTCGGTTACAACAAGCATACGACCTCCATTAGGCCATAGGTGCTGTCCGAAGAATACGTTAGGTGCGCCCTTACATTGAAAACGTTTGTCTTTAAAACGCAACTTCTGCGCTACTAACTCTCCGTCGGTGTTTCTGTAGTTTGCTACATGACAAGCCTCTCCGTTGTAAGTAGCGACGTGGTATCCGTATTTCTTACAGATGTCTTTAGTCAAACCACGAACGGGAATGTCCACAGTGTTTCCAGATAGAAAGTCTGAAGGCTTGGTTTCTTTAGGTGTCACAGTATAAGTATTACTCCTGCCTGAGCGCCAAGTAGCGCAACTGTAGCACTTGGTGCTTCCGTCGGTGTTTATTGTTAAGGCATCGCTTGAGCCGCAGTCTTCGCATGGTTGATGTGTCAGTTTTGATTTAAGTGTATCCATTCTGTTGGTATTGTTTTGTGAGCCCACAGGAAGCCGTGCTTGTCGCACCATTCCCCGTACGTGGTCTTGCTCTTTTTGCTGAGTGTGTTGTGTGCGTTCTGAAAGCAAAATCTAATGTCCAGTTCTGGGTTACAGTCACGCACTCGTAAGTGCTTGGTTCTATCGGCAGGTATCCAGTAACCCTTGGCTTCAATGATAATGCCGTTAGGCAATATAAAGTCTGGGGTATACGTAGCCTCCTTCGTGTATTTCACCTTCAGACTTTCGTAGTCGAAGGAAGCCCCCACCCGTTCAAGGGTGAGAGCAAGTTGAGCTTCGAAGCGCGAGCGATATTTAGAAGCCGACGCCCGACGGGGCTTCTTCTTCAAACGCTGTATCCAAGGATTCGCCATCACTAATGAACGAGCCTTCTTCTTTTCCGAAGACAGAGCCGCCACCTGCGTATTCTACTAGGTCTATTACTTGAACTGCTTTAAGGCGCAGTGTGTAGCCGAAGCCTTGCGTAGGGGTGAACCATGTGTATACCTCCGTGCTTAGCTTGAGGGTTGAACCGCTTCCGATACTAGGAGCTTTACCTAGGCGTGTGCCGCTTGAGTCAAAGACAGGAACAGTGAACGTTAAAAGTCCTTTAACTGTCTGACGTTGGGCTACTTGTTTAGCATATATCTCGTAGTCGCCTTCCTCTGTAATACGAATAGGGCTAGTGGTAGCACGAGTAAGCTTCTTGCCTTTGATGGCGCACTCTGCTTCGTACTCTTTCTCTACGATTTCGGTTACTGTTTTACTAAACACATTGAAGTCATCCTCACTAACGTGAAGCTTACAGTGGTAAACTCCGTCAGAATTAAACTTCGTGTCTGGTTCTGCTATGCGTGGGTACACTGCTGTACCCTTGGGTGTTGTCAGTATTTTACTCATTTTATTTGTCTCTATTTTGGTTTTTATTTGTCCCTGTTAGGAGAAGAAATATTTGCTCTCCAACACCTCAGAGATGTCGGCGTTGCCATATTCTGGAATTTCTGGAAAATCTATTTTTGGGTTGTTTTCAATTAGTTGATGTAGCAGGAGTTGTAATTGGTCAACTTCAAAAACATTTAAATATTGTTCTCTTAAAGTTTTGTTTAACTTAGGGCAGTTTGTAGAGTGCGTTCCATAGCTGTCGTGTATCATAGCAAAATCCCATATTCCTTGTTTATTACATTCAATGACTGTTTTTGTCAGACAAGCCGCATCTAGTGAGTGAACATAGTTAGGACTAATACCTGACTTCTGTTTGCGAGGACTGATTGCATCGTCTTCGCTATACCATTTTACATAAGTAGCCTGTCCGCTGATGTTGGTATTTACATTCTGGCTTGTAGTTTTGTGGTAACTCTGAAGAACAGGAAAGCCTGAAGGAGTAACCCAGCTTATAGGCTTTCCGTGCTGTGCCAACTTTTTAGCGCAGGATTGCAACCACTGCATACAATCTTTTGGTTTGTCGAGAACTTCGTTAATTGAAGCCCACGTCAGTTTACTTAGATATCCAGTAACTTTGTAACGCTCATTCTCTGTGAACGGGTTTGCGCATCGTGTTTTACGCAAAGTGTCTTGATACCATTCGTCAACATAATCACGGCAGGAGTAGAACGTACCGCCGTAAGGCCACACCATTGTAGGGCGTTTAGCCAGCTTACGGTTGATACCAAACTTAATCCATTTTTCCGCGTAAGGGTGAGTATCAGCCTTGAGTTTTGCTAAGATAGAGTCAGAGACAACTCTGTAAATATCTTCAGGTGAGTCACTTGAGAGAACATTTGTTGCCTTGGCTCCATATTCGTCCCGCATGAGCATGGATAAAATTTGGAGCCCGTTGTTTGAGGCATCTAAATTTATAGGAAGCCTTGTCATTAGCCGCCCAGTTTTATGTAGCTGTCCCCACTCAAAACACCAAGCAAGAAACTGGAAAGGCTCGTCAGCATCCATCCACATAAAATTTGTAGTAGGACTGTCGTGAATTTCTATAGCGGCTTTAGCGAAACTCTCAGCCCATTCGACACGCTTGTCTAACGTAAGCTTGTCGTTGCCGAAAGTATTTGCGCCTTGGATAGCCAACCACTTTACATCATCATCAGTCTTAATTCGTTCTGCACGGTGAAACTGTAATAAACCACGGCTAATGTCTGGGCCTTGAATACCAAGAAAGGCGGGGATGTTATAAACACGCCCACGAAAATCTACGTGTGAGGGGTAAAAGAAGCGATTACCAGAAAGTTTTTTTGCAACATAAAGTATCTTCGATACGAGAAGGCGACGGCTGGTATTAGAGAGCCGTGAATTATATACTTTCGCCGCCAGCCTTCTCCAAGTTGTGTTGGACTCTTTGTTTTGTTTAAAGTCAATAGGGACAGGAGGAAGCTCTTCCTGTTCACGGCTAGGAAGACCGTCCACTATGACATTATTTTCCCAACACCACTCCATCGTCCGCATTACCTTGTCGTTGATTGTCCAAGGCGTTTGCTGGATTAAATTAGTTGCTTCCATTGGCTCAGGCAGTGCGCCTGTGATACTCCGCAGGTAGTCCATGTTATTTGTTTTAATAAATGGGACTTTAGGCAGGTAGGATTCCTCGTGGTCGTAGCCTCCGTCCCAAATGTTTGTCCAACGGGCGGGTAGTTCCACTGTGGGTAGCCAAAAGGGTTCTATAAATTCTCTGTGGTCATTGAACTCCTCAATCCATTGAAGGGTATCTGGAGTGGCGCTGATGTACCGCGTAGGACGCTTACGCCTCTTCTCAAGAATGTAAGTGTATTCGATAAGATTTGTGGACACACGGACAAGCTCAGTCATAATTAACCCTACGTTGAGCTTATCTCTGTGCGCCCACGGTTCCCAAGCATCCATCAAACCTTTGTCGGCTTCATGCTTCATTGAGGAACGTATGTGCCTAGTCTTTGCGGCTGTACCTTTGCGCTTTACCGCACCGAGAATAATGCCCTGCCCTTTCTTTTCATTGTTTTCAATTAGAAAGCGACAACGCAATTCATCCTCAATCAACTTGCCTAAAAAAATAGAGGCACTGGCTAACGTTTTCTTCTGTGTGATGCAGTCGAGTAGAGCTTTGATTGAAAGAAAACTTAGAACCTTAGGGTCTAGGTTTTGCGTTTCTATTTGGAATCGTGCTTTGTTATCTACTCTTGATAGGGATTCTTGCCAGTTCTTAATTGCTTTGTTAAGCTCAGGCAAAGCGGCTCGCATCAACCGTTGACCGTAAGGCGTCTGTAACTCAGCCTCACGAGCTTTCGCTGACTCAACCTTGGCTCGGTATCTGCCTACGCCTAGTGTGGTCATGTCCTCGTTTAACTCCGATTGTGTTAACTCGCTCATCCTCAAATATTTGTCAGTGTATTGTCACTACGCAACAGTAAACTGCTGTCAGCAACGGATATGTGATTGAAATTATTACTTAAAAAATCAACGGTTTACGTCGATTCGATTTTTTCGAGAGACTGTAACTCCCTCGCGGAGACGCACGTCTGGTTCGATTCCAGAGTCGCCCACCACTTAAATTGTTGTTTTTAAAACATAATTTTAGCTTGTCTATTTTTACCTAATATTAAGAAATTTGTCACTGATTGTTATTAGCGACGTAGTTTGTCAGCATATTGTCACTTATTATCTATAATTAATCGCTCTTGGAGTCGCGCAATTTTACGTTTTAGACCCTCAATGTCTTTAATTAACTGTTCGTTTTGCTTTGATAACGAGTCACACGCTTTGGTCATTGCGTTTAGCCCTCTTGTTAGAACGGCGTCGGCGTCTGGTTTGAACAGCGAGTGGTTTACTTGTTTTGATGGCATATTTTTTGGTTAGTTTGGTTAGTAGTGTTGATGTTCTCATAAAGTTAGAGAGCTTGCTCCAGCGCAACCTTAGCGTCAAGGAAATTCCTTGGTGTAAGCTTAGCGTAGCGCAAAGTCATTTCATAGGTGCGGTGTCCCATCCACTCTTTGACCACATGAAGTGGTACATTGCGTTGGACTAAGCGCGACGCACAGGTGTGCCGTGTCAAATAGAACACGAACTCTGGGTCTACATCATTCATAGCCTCACGGACGAACCTCCAGTTTTTACGGATGTTACTTTCTGTAAACTGGGCAAAGGGCATAAATTCAGTTGACGTTAAATAAGTGAACGCGAAGTGCGCTCTCTTGGTTAGCGGTATGGTACGTGGGTAAGCGTTCTTGGTCTTACGCAGGTCAATAAGGTATCCTAGCTCTGGGTCTTCACGAAGAGACGCCTGAGACACATTACGGGACTCTATAGGACGCATACCAGTGTCAATGCTCCACTCAACAAAGTGGGCAAAATGATTACGCCCGTCGGCACGCAAAGCCTCTAGCATTTCGTACTCTTCTTCTTCAGTAAAGAAGCGAAGGCGTTGGTTACTAACTTTCTTCCGTTCAATCTTAGGTCGGCTGTTTATGTAGCCTCTATCTTGAGCGTAAGTGAGAGCCTTGCTAATTGTTGCAAGCCGCCCATTTATGGTAGAAGCCGCTAAGCCTTTACGCTCCATAGCTCCAATAAATTCGTCAAGAGAAGAGGCGTCTATTTTGTCTACTGACTGGTTAGCTCCAAAGAACTCGTTGATAAGACGGATGTTACCTAGTTGAGTAGACTCGTTAGCTGTGTCCTCCCAATAACGAACAAAGGTCTTACTCAGTAGCTCATCAATAGTAATCTTGCCGTTTTTGGCGTCAAGTAACTCTTGATAAGGAATATTGAGCCTGATGCGTTTCTTTAGCTCGGCTTCCCAAGCGTCTGCTTCCTCGGTGGTAGGAAACTGTTTACGATAACGAACTCCGTTAGACATGAAGTCAGCCAAGAACTTATTGCCGTTTAATCTTACACTCATTTTAACCCATCCCCTCTTTCAGCCGAGTCAAACGCACCGACTGTATCTTTAGACACCCAAGGAGCTTTTAAGTTTCGTCTAGCCCAAAAAGCGGCATGCGCGATATCTATGAGTTCTTTAGTCTCTCTTTCCCATACTTTTTGTGTGGTAAACTTAACGGCGACGGGATTTGCACGGTATAAGTTACGATATTGTGTGTTTCTTGTGTGTATTCTTGTGGTCATAATTTTAAAGATTCGCAGGTTTGCGACACAAAGCAAGAAAAAAGAAACTAATCCGACTCTTTTTGTTGGATACCTTACGTCAAGGGTTGACGAAGGATAATATCGGATTGCAGGGGATTTGCTACAAGCGGCATACCGTTGTATTTATGAATAAAAAATAATCGTTTTGAACAAAAAACAGGCAACGTGATAGTGGTGGGCAAGACAGCGACGAGTGCAAGGGTATACCAGGGGCCCTGGAATAGCAGAAAAAAAGCCCAGAGAGGGTATCTCTGAGCTTTTGTGGTTATTTAGCCGATAGATATAGTATAATAATAAATAATGTTATGTTAGTTATGATTAGTATGTAGTCTATTGTAGGGCTAATATGTTTGTATGTATTTCATGTGTTTTTTGGGTTCTTGTTGAACGAAGTAGAGCCAGCAGGTGTGGACGCTACCATCGGTGAGTTCTATGTCGGTTAGTTTACGTTCATAGAAATGTGGGTGAGATTCTAGGTTGTCTAGACGTAGCTTGGTGGTGTCTGCGTCAACTTCGTAGACTTCTACGGATATTTGGTCGCGATGCTCGTGTTCGTATACATAAGGTATAGCGTCGGCTTGCATTGCGTATTTGCTAACAGTTTTGCCTACACCGATTAGACTAGAGTCACCGAGGATGTCATGGTTAGTGTGTCCAGACTTGAGTGTTCCGTAGACAGCGACTAGGTTAATGTCTTGCCAGTCGTATATGTCTTGGTCACCTAAGGTATCTACAATTTTGAAGCCTGTGTTTTCGTATGCACTAGACGTGTCAGACATATCATATGGTGTATTGAAGCTAGTGCCTGTATTGCAGACACCGTTATCCCAGTAGTCTTCGTTGTCCCAGTAATCTCCATACGTGCTATAAGTGCTTTTGTATGATTTACTATAGTGGAATCCAATTTTGGATTGTCTGGTATGGAAGCAGTTGTTCTTGGAATAGAACACGTTGTCTTTTTCGTGCCATTTGCCGTGGCGTGATACACTACCGTCTGGATACGTGATAGCGAATCTTGTCTCGGTCATGCTGAGCATAGGTTCCCATGTATCTTGGTTGAACGTTTTGAGATAGCCAGCGACGATTTTTGTGTCACAAGTGTCTTTGTCACCAAGGTCGGCGACAGTGCCGTTACTGAACAGACGTATGAGGCCTTGGATATGGTAAGGATGACAAGTAGCTTTGTCGACAGTGCCGCGTGTGGCGTAACGATAATGAGCAACGAATGGGCGTTTGGCTATGACAAGTTCGTGAGCATAGTTGTAATCCATAGTGCGGATGCATTCGTTGGTGTCAGTGTAAACAATACCGAAGCCGTCTGGATTGATGTCTTCTGCATTGTCGAGTATGTGTTGCGGGATGATAGTATCCGCGTTTGGTTTGTGTATTATTAAGCACATAGTAGTGTGTGTATTGTGTGGTTAGTTGATGTATCCATTGGTTAGACGTGTTACTGATTGTGAAGGTTGTTCTTCGTCGATGTAGCTTTGGAAAGCATATGCGTAAGTTAGAACACGTTTGTGGTTTTGTTCTGCATAGCCGTCGAATAGCATGTCTTTTGCTTTTTCGACAAAGAACCGTGTGCGTGCTTGTGTTGGTGCGCTGATGTCGGCTAGAATTTCTCTGATTTTGACGTCCCATTCTATGTTGTCTGCGTCTTTATACATCCAGTTAGGTATGCCTTGAATTTTGTCATCGTAAGTAGCAGTCATCCAAGTGAAGTCTTCATTGATGTAGTGTTCTATACATTCTGTTAGAGCTTGCATAAGTTTGAAGCGACGTATGATACATGCGCGGTCTTTGACTCTGTTAGGTAATCGTAGTTCGAACCTAGTGTTGCTACGTAATCTGCCTTTTTCTACGAGAGCGCCGTAGTGATGGTCAGTGCCACGATATGGATTAAGCTTTTTGTTACAGCTTGAGTATTGATTGGTTAGTCGTTTTTTCCACATAGAGAAGATGAGACCAAGCCAAGGACGGATATGCCAGTATTGTAGCTTGTTTTCTCGGTGGGCGAAGTTGATGTGACCACCGCATCTATGATTGGTATTTAAGTTAAGGTAGTCACTGTCGCAAGCGTGGTTTGTGAATTGTTGCAAGTTGTCTAGTGAATAGATGTTGGTGATACCTTCGATACCGCATGAGCTGTCGGTTTCCCAATGGCTGAATAGCGGCTGTTGTTCGATGTAAGAACCAGCTTCATTTGCACCGCCGTTTAGACAAGCTTTTTCTACTTCGAAGCCGATAGTGTATTTAGATAACGGTTTGTTTTGGTCGAGCGGTAAGCAGTGGAAGTTTGGTTCGACGCCGCAGTGATAGTCTTGGATAGTCTGTGTGTGGTCATGCGATGGTAGATTGTTTTCATAGTAGTAGTTATCATCAGTTTGGTGACAGTAATAACAGTCATCTGTTAAGGCGTATTGGTTAATGTCTATGCACCAGCGAACGTTGTCGTCGTCTGGATGAACGTAGTAGTCACGACAGTCGTTGTATTCTAGGATACTGTTAGCTTCATCTTCGTGATACCAATTGTGGTCGCTTTCGCAAAAGATAGCGTGGGCATTACAAATGATATCGCCATCGTAAGTTTCTCTGACGTCGCCCATGTATTGATAGATTGAGTCACTGTTGTCTACGTCGTCTGCATAAAATCGAGGCGATAGAGTAACGCATTTTTCTTTAGGAAGCCATCTGTTGCAGTAGGTAAGAACCATGTCATCTGGATGAACTGGGTCATAATCTCCTTCATGGACACATATTACGTAATCGGTTGGCACACCTTCTGATAAACTTCCGCGTAGATTGTATGAGAAGATGTCTGAGCGTAACATCCAGAAGTATTCTGCTGTGTGGGCGTCAGGTGATTGTTTGATATATCTACATTCTTCACGAGGAAAAGTTTGACCAGATGAAGGGCCAAACGCTATGACTATGTTTTCAGAACCATTTAGTTCTTTTCGATAGTCTTGATAGTTAGTGTGTGGTTTGATGGCTTCTTGAACAGGCCATGGCTTGTAGTGGTTAGTGAACAAGTAATCTCTTAGTTGTTTTGGATTCATATGTATATGTGGTTATATGGTTATTTGTTTTTAGTGTATGTTAGTTTGTATCCCATGTTGTTGATGAGATTGTATACATCTTGTAGTTTTATCGGTTCTTGCGTTTCATTGCGCGAGTTTTTGATAACGTTGTAGATGTGTTTGGCATTGTAGCCGTATTTGACTAGCTCTTCGCATTGTTTGCCATATTGTTCAATTAAGCGTTCAGGCTTGTTTTTCTTTGGTATGGTTCCTTTAATAAAACGCTGTATCTTGCTGAATTGATATGCGTTGCAGGTTACTTGTATTGTGTATGTTTGTTTTTTCATGTTATGTATTTTTGTTTTTAGTTGTTTCTAGTTTGTGGTTTAGGATTTCATGATAGATTTGATAATAGATTTCATCATCAAGAGTGTATGTGCAGTCTTCATCGTTCCAGTCTGGAAAATGTGACTCGTATTTTTTAAGGATATTTCTGATTTCATCCATGATATTGGCAGTGAGGTCGTCAATATCGAATTGGTCTGATTGAGTCAGAGGTGCAATAGCGGATTTGTATAGTTCAGTAGTCATGATAGTATTTGGTTGATGATTACAATGAATGTGATGAGTTGAATGCCGACGATGCAAGCAAATACGATTTTGGCGGCATCGAACTCGCGTTGAGTGGCAACGAGTGGTTTTTTATATTTCATAATTTGGTTAGTGGAAAGTGGAAAGAAAGAGGGCCCCGGGCTCCAAAAAGGGGGATATAGAGTCCCCACTTGATGGTAGCGTGCGCGGCTGGTTAGGCAGGTATAGGACAGAGGCGCTCCTTTTTGTCTGTGCCCGTGATTGGGATGAGCTTGACGGACTGCCCAATTTTGAACGCTGGCATCTGAGATGAGTTCGTCCAGTGTTCTGGGTAGACTTTGTAGCCACCGTTTGCTTGCGGTTCGGCGAAGTGAACGACGTAAGAGTTTTTGGACTCTACGAAGCCGATGTTGATAACTTGAGCGGATTTGATTTGTGTTTTTGATACTGTATTCATAGTTAGTTATGTTGATGACTAGGCTGTCCGAACCTACGAGAACCAACCACTGGAACTCTACGCTATAGACTAAGGCATGCTGTGTCATCGCCCCGCGGTCGCCCATCAGAAACCTACAGATTTTACGAGAACCTCCAACAGGGCGACGTAATGATACAGCTTGCCACATACTACCAAAAAACCCTAGCAAACACACGGACAGCCGATGAAGAACCTGAGGGTTAGCTCAAGTGGTGAAATAGGTGGCGTCGGATATACAGTCCGTCGTGAGGTGAGTGAGTATGCGGGTTGGGAAGCACGCGGTAACAAATGGGTGGCAGGTTGATAGTGGGTATGCGGTTGGGTGCGCGGCGCGCAAGGGGTCTAGGGGGGTTTAAGCGCACACATATATAACGAAACCCCTTCACATTTTTGTGCCAAAACAAAGGAGGCCACCCCCTAACCACAAGGAGTGACCTCACATACACATAAC